CTTCGGGGGTGCGGCTGGGAACATCGTACCCATCCCCCATGCCCCAAAAGCACTTCCGAGACCGGAGGCCAGGCCACCGAGTATCCCGCTGGTTCTTTGATACCCGGCCATGGCACCCTGAAATTGCATCTGTCGTTGCGCTATATAAGGTTGGAGGGCTTGACCAATATTGCCAGAGGCGCCACCAAAGGCTGCCCCCAACGTAATGCCAGGCTGTGACGCCCGCATGAGCGCGTTATAGCCCAAGAGTTGCCGACTCGGCCCAAGCTCCGCGAGGGTTTGTGTTTGTGCAGCACGAGCAAACATATCCGACAGGCGTCGGGAATCCATCGAGCCCCGTTGCAACCCTAATTGTTCAGCCAGCGTCAGGTCGCCGCGCCGTGCCGCCTCCAGTAATTCCTGTTTCCGTTGGCTGAATTCCGCCGTCGCTTGAATCCCCGGGGTACTGGTCGCCCACCCAGGCCCTAATTGGCGCCGCATCTGCTCCCGCATCAACGCACCTTCCTCTTCCAATCCGCGTGTTAAGCCGGGATTCACCGGCAACTTCCCCTGTAACGCATCGAGGGTACGCTGATAGAAGGCGCCTTCAATCTCCTCACGCTGTTTGGCTAATGGCGAGTCTTGCTTCTCAAATTCTTTCTTCGATTGCGCCAACATCTCCTTCTGCAACTCCATCTGGCCTTGCTGAATCTCGAACATGGAGGTTTCGTATGGCGAGAGGTCTTGGGATTCTTGCAGTTCGCGGTAGCCCGTGAGTTCATTGGTCTCGGGGTCATAAATCCCTTCAACCCCACTCCGCCGTAACATCAAAGGCAAGAGGAGTGTTTGTTGCCGCTTTTCACTCTCTAAGAGAGTTTGTTGCTGCTTCAGCAGCGTAAGCTGCTGTTTCTGTAACGCTACCTCCTCGGCTGTCGGTGCTGGTGGGGAAGGGGCACTACCACCCATGATTCAACCTCCTTATGTACCACGTCTTTCCATCAGTCTTGGCATAGTCCTCTAGGGCTGCACACTCAAGGCATTTCCGCACGAGACATTGCCACCCACGATTCACGTCTTCAACAAAAAACAGATAGGTGTGAATCCCTGCATCCCGTAGAAGCCGTTCATACGCTTCAATGAGCCGGATCGTTACCCACGCTGAGCCACGGGTCGGATCGACGATCAGTGGCCCCGCGATGATGGCCTTCTGGCTTGGGGCCGTACTCAGAAATCCCACCAGTTCGCCCTCGTCTTCCATCAGTACCGTCGGCCATGAGAGCCGTTGTGCCGGAAAGCCGACGGCGTCCCGTAACGTATGACACCGTTTGTAATCGTGGCCGTAGGCTAACCGATACCGTCTCATTTGTCCCCGTTCCGCATGGAGAGGAGTTCTCCTTCCAGACGACTGACTTCCGATTGCATGGTGGCCAACTGCCGTTGCACGGGGTGTGGCATGCCAGCCCGTTCCTGTGGCTGACAATAGGCGGGAACCTGACAATAATGCGCCGTCACATCCCAGATATTTTGCCGTAGCGCCATCGCCTGATCGTCTTTAATTTTATAATCCAGCCTGGTTTCGACTCGTGTCACGTTGTCCTGCACACGCTCAAGAGACTGTAGAGAGGCATACCGCTCATCAACCAGAATCACGCCCGCGATAATACTCATCACCGTCACCACCACTCCAAGCCCGGTGCCCCACGTCCGCATCAGGGACGCTTCTCTTCGGGAAGTGGCTCAGGGCCGGGCGGAACCGTCTGGATGTCCGCTGAGCGAATCGCCTCTTTTAAGGCCACCACGGCTTCCGCATATTCACCCTGAAATTTGCCGAGATTCAGCATCTGCCATATCAGTTGCCGTTGAATTTCAGAATCGAGTGTCATTGGTCCCCTGCATTCTTAACGGCCACATCAGCCGGTATGACCTCCAGCTTGTCTTGACAATCGGCAATCACCTGGAGTTGCCGGTCCAGGTCATCAAAAAGAGCATCGGTCTGATGCTCGCCAACCGCCACCGGCTGCTGCAAAATAATTTTGATGGCCGCTTTCGCCCGTGCAATCTCCCATTCATACCGCTTCGTCATACTGTTGAGCATCTAGGCCTCCTTACCCCCTATTAACTTTTGGGATACTTATTTTTAACCGATTAATTCCAACAGAATCTCACGTAATTCAGGAACTGAATTCGCCGCCGCCACACGTTTACGCTGGTCAGCCTTTAGGTCTTTTGCTGGGTGATCGGAAGGAAGAGCCACCCATTCATTCACATATTGTTCCTGTTCAGCTTCAGTCGGCCAGGTGCCAATATCAGGATGAAATCTTATTAAAACTCCACCTTTTGTAGCGATACCTTTACCGTAGTTCGGGTTGTTGTGGAATTTATATTCTAATGCCGTGGCTAATAAGTCGTGTTGAAATGCCATTATACATATATCTCCTCAATAAGTAGGGTTGACACTTGTGCTGCACCCCATACCCTTGTGCCACCTAGTCCATTAAATGAAGTGGTACCACCTCCGTCTGCACCACCACGAAACTTAAATGTCGTGGTTGATGTCGTGTCAGCAATCATCGAATAGAACAGCGTAATAGCCTTCGGCATATTACCATCCCCATCCCTAATCCCTGTCACCGCCAACGCGTTAGCTGTAGTATCTTGGAAGAGGCAGGCGGTTAAATAATTCCCCCAGGGGGAACTGTTCAATTGCACATTTAAGGTGATATGCAACAGATTGATCGAGCTGGTTGGAGTAATACCTTGTTGCATATATTCATCACCCTCGGTCTTTTGAGGGATTGTATTATCTCTTGGTATCGTGGTTGTACCTGTAGCTGTTGTTGTGTCTGCCTTTAAGGCTAGTTGCACACGGTCTCCAGTCTTCCGCATCCCCGGCACCCACACGGCCAATGATGTTGGGGCAGCATCCCACTGTCCTGCTGTTCCACTTGAGGTAATCTCTAATACCCCGATAAGACGAATCGGTTTATTCGTTTGGGTGGCCGTGGTATAGAGTACAATATTGGAATCTGCGGCTCCCGATCCACCTTCAGCGGTGCTCGTATGAATCTTCGATTCATCAAATATCGCTTGCCGGCAAATGCCTAACTCCACATCGTTGCTGCCATCCCGAATGGCATACACATACATTCTGATTGATTCGCTGGCCGTGACACCAAGCGTAGACCCTGAACTTAAAACAATTGATTTGGCGGTAGTTATTGTCTCGACGGTATAGGTGCCGTTGGCGGCTGTGGAATTCCGAAAGGCGATCTCGCACGAATTCGTAGAAGAAGGATCGTTGCCATCTTTGCCTTTAATCGCAATGGTCAACGCATTCGATCCTACCGAGGCCGCGAGTGAGAAATTGCTTAATAGATAGGGATCATCTCCTCCGCCAACAGCCCCCCATGAGAGAGCTTTGCTGCCATTTGTTTTCAGAAATTCGCCGCTACTGCCATCCGCATTGGGTAATTGCCACACAACATTGGCCGCAATCGAATCTGGAGATTTGATCCCTACATAGTTCGTACCATTGGCGGCTAACTCTTCAAACCGCAACTCATACGTGTTGCCCGTACTTGTCCCGTGCGGGTGTACTGTCGCAGCCGTTGCCTCCACAATCAGGCGTTCCGTGCCTGATGTATCAAAGCGGATCTTATCTTCGTCCGAGCTTTCTTCGCATTGCACTTTCGTATCGTTATCGGCATCTTGAAACAGCGTCGCGGACCCCGTGTTGGCAATCGTGATGCTCCCACCGCCATTGGTGACGGAGATGCCAGTCCCTGCCGTCAGGGCGCCTTTCGCTAACGTATTGCCTGACGAGTTGCCAATGAGGAGTTGTCCGTTGGTATAGGATGTCTGCCCACTCCCGCCCTTATTGACCGCCACAGTTGTCCCACTCCAGGTGCCAGTCGCAATCGTTCCGACGCTGGTCAAGCTGGACGCAACCACCGCTGACCCCAGCGAGGTGGCATCAATCACCTTCGTGGCATTGATGCGATACTCATTCCCCGATGTGATGTTGAGATGCTGGGCGAGTGTTCCGACGGAGGTCAGGGATGAGCCGACCACCGCACTTCCCAAACTGGTGGCATCAATCGTTTTGACGTTGTTGATCTTGAACTCTTTCCCACTCGCAATATTCCAATGTTGGTTGGCAGTCCAATTATCGTTTGCGTTGTCCCAAATGATGGTCTTATCTGTACCACCCTTCAGCGTGAGGCCCCCACCGTCCGCAGTCGAATCGGTTGGAGTCGCCACGCTACCTAACTCGATATTCTTATCATCCACCGAAATCGTGGTGGAGTTGACTGTCGTGGTCGTGCCATTAACCGTCAGATTGCCCCCGCAGACAATGGCTCCAGAAGTCGTGAGTGAGGAGAGCGTCCCAATCGAGGTGATTGCCGTGAGATTCCCAGTCGTGACCACGGTGCCGGTGACATCAGGAATGGTGATCGTCCGATCTGCCGTGGGATCGGTAATCGCAATCGTCGTTTCATAGGCGTTGGCCGTGGCTCCCTCAAACACCAGCGGAAAGGCTCCCTGGATCGTGCCGTTGATCGTCACGGTGTCCGCGGCAGCATCTCCAATCGTCACGTTCCCGTTCAAGACGGTGGCCCCCGTCACGGTCAAAGAGGTGAGCGTCCCGAAACTCGTAATGCTGCTCAGATTGCCAGTCGTAATCACCGTTCCCGTGACATTCGGGATCGTAATGGTGCGATCCGCTGTCGGGTCCGTAATGGCAATCGTGGTTTCGTAGGCATCAACCGTTCCGCCCTCAAAGACTAAGGGTGAGGCGCCTTGAATCGTGGCATTGATCGTTAGCGTATCGCTGCTCGCGTTGCCGAGCGTGACCGCGCCATTCACCGTCACCGCCCCAGTGACGGTCAGTCCCGCGCCACAGGTAATATTTTGGCTCGCATCAATCGTCAGCGCCGCAGTCCCCCCTGTCGCCAATCCCACCTGATCGGCGCCAGGGAAATACAGCCCGGTATTGGTATCCCCCTTCGCATGAATCGTGGTGGCCGAGACCGATCCATCACCGTAGCCTGTTTCATACCAATAGGCCGTATTAAAATGTTCCTGCAGGGTAAAGCGCAGACGTTTCAATTCATCCGCAAACGTCGTGGCCAGCGACTCCGACCCACTTTCGCCTGGGTCTGCCGTAAGCCGCATCGTACTGATGTCCGCCGAATAATCATCCATCATCGTCGGAATCAGATTATCAATATGATTCTGATGATCGGCGTTATACAGCGCCGCCGTGACGGTATCACCCGTGCTCCGATTGGTATGTGAATAGAGTCCACCCATGTTATGCCTCCCGCTCCGACCCCACCCGAAAGTAGAGAAAGGCCCGTGCCACGGAAAAATTTTCTAACGCCCGATTATTCTTCACCACACAGGAAAAGCGTTTGCCACTGCCTGTAATACGTTTTTTGATGCTAAAGACACCTTCCCGTCCCAAGAGAAAACTGCCCAACACACCCGTCCCCAGCAGACTTCCTGTCTCTTGCATCTGATACGATACATGATGCACCGCATCGCCATCCCATTTAATCGTGACATCGACTTCATAATTGCCGACAGGCTCAAAGACCAGTTCGAGAAAATCACCCAGCTTGCGTTTAGCCGCCAGTTGCGGATCGAGATGGCTAAAATCAATCTGTCCCGTTTCAAATTCGGCGTTATACGCGCCGCCGTCTTTTGAACGGGCGTCCTGGTCCAGGTGCCAGACAAACCCACCCGCATCACCAATAGTCAGCCGTGGAATCCCGTCACTGTCCTTGCGAAGCCACATACTTTCCGCTGTGTCCCGATCCGACCATCGGAACCGTGGTCGCGTCTGGAGATTAAAGTCCACCACCAACCGACGGGTATTCGTCGTCGCCCCAAGCCCCGCAACGGCAAAGTGCGCTTCCCGTTTGGCAGGATAAAATACCGCCTGGCACCGATTGAGTTGCGCGAGATTCACATGGTCTCGAATAAACGGGTTCATCTCGGCAATCTGCGACAGGTTCCGGGTGCCGAGGTTGCCGAATTCCGTCACGCTGGACAGCAAATGCACATTCCCGTCGTCATCGAGAAAGAGCAGATCGTTATCAATCATCACCGCGCCACGGGTCGAGACCCCGCCAATCGCGGCACTGAGGCGGCTGATCTTCCAATCGGCCACTGACGTTGCAATGGTATCGATCACATAGACCCCTTGTGGCGCTTTCCAACACACAATCACTCCCTTAAAACTGATGGCCCCCACCAGATTCTCGCCTTCGCCGGGGAAGATGGATAATGTCCCACTGCCCGTTCCCGTAAAATCCTCATGGTCGGTGGTCCGCGAGTAATAGAGCCGATGCGGATCATTGGCATTGCCTCCGCCCCACAATCGGCCTTCATGGATGAGGGTGAAACTCGGTTGGTTCGCCCCACTCCAATCGGCGGGTGGGGTCGTCAGGTTGGTGGTTGTCGTGCCATCCCCTGAGAGAACTTGCACAACATTCTTTCCGTTACAAAAAAAAAGTTTGCGGTTTTCCGCCGCCGCCTCTTGGCCCCCATCGGTAAAGATGCCCACCGCCGAGGTATTCAATCCTGTATCGAGCGTCGTCCCGAAGCTGCCATCGCCGGTATCCCGTAACAGGGTCCCGGCACTGGTAGCGACAATCATGCGTTGCGTCCCAGCGGACGGGTGCCAGTCATGTCCGGCGAGAATCTTGGGTGCGCCGGAAATCGCTGTGCTATTGTATTTTGTCGCCCCCCCCTCCTTCTGGACCGTGCCTTGTTCATAGCTGACATTCGTCGCCACCACGAGTTGTGATGGTTGGGTCCTGGCTAAATTCTTGGTCCCGACCATCCCATCATCGCCAATCGGCAATTCTACAATAAATCCTTGATAGGCCATTAACTGGTTCCCACCACCAACCGTGCTCGATGTCGAGCCAGAGGGGACCCGGGGATACGATCCAACCGTGGCATAATCGTCCCGGTCAGGTCGCTCGTCGCTGCCCGTTTCCCACGGTTCTCACGCGCCATGCCCTGTAAGCCAGTTCGGGCAAGCAATCCAACCCCGTCAGCCCGGGTATCATTTTTATCCATATACAAAAAGAACAGCGCCGCATCCGCTATTATCCGTCGTGAGGAAATCGGGAGAAGCGGTTCCTGAAGCGTCGAATCCGTCAGCGTCTCTGGCACAGACACATAATCATATTCCACCCGCACGAGGGTCTCAGGATATTTATTGAATTGCACGACAGTCGAACTGACCCGTGCCGCGACAGTGGGAATCCCCATCACCACGGTATCGAGTGGCCAGTATTCCTTGAGTCGTCGGGGTTCAATCACATCAATATGCCCGGGATGCCAGGGATACCCGACACTGGTGCTGCGAACCCAAAGCGGTTCGGCAAATTGCCAGAAGTCCGATGGCAGGTCATAGCGTAGCGGGAAGAGGGTATAGGAAGCCGTGCTGTCGGTGTCGCCGGTATACACACTGTCGAGGGTGAGCGTGGTCGATGCGGCGGTATGGCTCGACACCCGAAACACATCAGACTGGTTCGTCACCGTAAAGAAATAATTGGCAACAGAACTGCTCGGAGCCGAGGAGAGCGTGGCTGTCGCCGTATTGTTCGTGACCGCCACGCTCCCTGTCGTAATCTTCGTAGTCAGGGTCAGCGTCGCCGTCTTCCGCATCCACAGCCAGTCCTCCCGAACCGTCGGGTCGAGTTCCGAGCCCCCTTGCCAGATGGCGTCATAGGCCCGATTCACATAGCGCAGCGTGGCAGCATGAAATTCGCTCGTGCCGTCCGTCTGCTCCCCCGCCCGGAACAGCACATCCTTGAGGATGTCTGCCGAGTACTGATAGTTCGCCATTAGTGCGCTCCGCTGGCCACCAGCATCTTGACCGTCAGCGAGGTGGCCCCATCCCCTTCCGTCACATTCGGACGATAGCGGTAGGCCGTCTCCTGAACGGCTTTCAGCGTAGCTGCGGTGATCGACAGGGCCGCATTCCCGAGATCGTTCAAGACGGCATAGGTCGCGGACCCCGTATACAAGGACCCTTCAATCTTCACCGTGCCCCCGGACCCAAAGATGCCAGAGACTTGTGCGCGTACCCTCGGGAACTGCGCGGCTTCAAACGGGGCGCCATCGTCGCCATTGGCTAACGAGGCCCAGGTGACAATCGTCACACCCCGTACAGGCTGTTCAACAGTATAGGCAATAGTCGCCATCGGTTATCCCTCCACGGAACGCCCCACCAACTTTCGCGTATGGTTCGCTTGGTGTAGGCCCCAGGTCTTTTTGGTAACGGACGCGCCACACGTCGAACAGATGCGTGTGTCCGGAGCCGGAGTCGTCTCGCCAAACCCCACCTCCTGCTTCGTCCCCTCTGTCAATTTTGCAAATTCTTCCTCAAACCAGTCAGGCCGATCCGTCACTTCCTGCCCACTTTCGGCATACACATGACCTTCCTGGAGAAACAGTGGCGGGGTCAGCGCCCCGCCACCTTTAATCCTGACTACCGGGTTGACTTTGACAATCCTGGTTTCCTGTCTGCCAGGAACCTTGGCCACTTCATGGATCTGATTAAGTCGTAACCCCATGCCTCCTCCTTACCATCCCACCGCTTCACCGTAGAGCACTTGCGCCGCTACCGTGTCGCTGGTGTCCAGTTCGGCTAACGGCGCATCACCCGACTGGGCGTAGTCGCCTTCATAGCCTCGAATCGTGGCATTGTCGTAATCCCATTTCCAGATTTGTCCGACGGCATCATTCGCATCGAACAAAATCACATAATCGAGATTCCGAGACATGCCCCAGGAGGAAAAGGTTGGCATCGGCACCCCACCAGACGGGTACGTATCCGAGCCATCCCCAAACACAATCTTGACTCGATTGCGTTTTTGCTTGCCAACAATCTGACGGTCCTCTACTGTCAGAGTGACATCGCCTGAGATTAAAGCCGCCATCGTCTCCCTCCTTTCTTACGTCGTTTCAATCATCTTGGTATTATTGGCGGGCTGATCCCACCGTGGTTCCACCATCATGACGACGTGTGCGGTATCCCCACTGGCACAGGCATCGGTGACTTGCACCACCACTTCCTGTCCCGGCAGAATTTCCACATTCAAGCCAGTTTTATATACGACTTTTCCGGCATCATGTGTGGTCGCCAAGTTGATGGTGCAAACATCCCCATCCCCCCGACCCGTATCATCACCTGACGCCGTGCGCTTATCGAGTTTCACAACCCCTGTGGCCCCAATCGTGTTGGTCACGATCACGGCCACCCCACGAATGCGGTGGGGAACCATGCCCGGGGCCCAGTCGGCCACGTCGGCGGTACTCGCCAGACTGAGGTCTTTGCCAACCATCACTTCATACTGAGTATGTGTGTATGCCATACGCTCCTCCCTTATGCTGATCCGACATGGATAATTTTGGCTTCCCCGGCATTACCCGTATCCCAGATCAGACCGAAATTCATAATCCCGTACCACGCAACGGCTTTGGATCGTCCGAAGTCTTGAGGCACCATGGCCCGCAGTTCCGGAGCCAGCACTTCGACATAGGCCACGGCATCCGACCCAAAGACTACCCCTTCACCCAACACCGCACCCGCACCAGTCTTGCCCAGGGCTGTGCTATGGTTGGTTTCGATGAACCGAATATTTTCCCAGCGGCCCACTTCCCCGTTAAACTTCGCTTGCGGGTCAGCGTATTTGTGCCACTCTTCCCATGCCGGGTCGCGCTTCATCCCT